AAACCATTTCTTCTTCTTCTGGCATTTCTGGTGGTGTAGTTTCAATGCTAGGCGCTTGATCAACTTTAAGGTGCATATACTCTTCAGCACCTTCAGGAATAGGTGTATGATTTACACCAATAGGAAACTTACCTGTTCCAAAAATAACATCTACAAGTTGACCAAAAGCAGCTAATACTTTTGTCTTAGTTACTTTTATAAATACACGAGACTTTTCGCTCTCACGAAACTTTACGTGCTTTGAATACATGCCTCTAAAGTTATGATAAGCTGTAATCCAACGATTCTCATCACTATCTCTTGCTAACTCAGCCTCAGTGTATCTAGCCTCAATAAGGCCTGCCAGATTAGATTTTATCTGTTCATCGACATTTAAGGTCATGCCTTCTTCGTTTTCAACGCTTTCAAAGAATATATTGTCTGCGTTTTCTGTAATTGTATTTTCTAATTCTGACATTATTTAATAACCAAAAGTTGAGTCAAAAGGCTTAAAGCTCTGCTCCATTTTTATATTACGCATTCTATCTAAGGGATCTTGTATCCTTGGTCTAGACATAATCAGATACCGCAAAGCGTCGTATGCGTGATCTGGAGCGTGTGTATCAACGTCTTCAGGGTTAGATTTATCCAGAGGAATACTTTGTAGTTCGCGTATCAGGTTAGGACAAGTATTAAATATTTGTAGTTTGGGTCTTCCGCTTTGCTGAACTTTTAAGTATTCATGGATTTGAATTTTACCAGCTACTCTGTTTTTATCAGCCCTTCTGAGTTTGTGACCAGACTTAACTAGTGTTTCACCAACAGTGGGACCAGTGGTTCCTGTTCTGTTCCAGCATGCTGTATCTAGTACGCCCGGAACACTGAAAGGATCATTTATTTCCATTTCAGTTATTAATCTAGCTAGTTCTGTGGCTAATAGTCCTTTGCGATATAACTCACGATAAATAATTAATGTACCGTCAGTTTTGTCTACTGCACCCCAAATACAAGCTGATTCAGAAGCATAACCATAGTCAATACCTTTTAATCGCTCCCAATGTATTGGAATCTCAAAAGGATCAACGATATGAACAAACCTATCAAACTCTGTAAATGCTGCGCCTTCTGCAACTTCCCAATCACCCTCTAAAAGCTGCCTGCGTTGTGTAGGCGGTAAAGCCTTTAGCATTTGCTCGTAACGACCATCATTGGCTAGGTATGGATTATCTTCTAGCCTTGCTGGTATAAATTTTCTTGTTAGACCATCAAAACCCTTAAAAGATTCATTGGGCGGTGATGGATCTATATATCTCTTTTTTACCCAGTGAGCGCCAACGCCACCGGGGTTAGCTGTACAACGCATATAGGGGATAATCTCAGGATCAGTTGTACGTAAACGCGAGGCCAAATAGTTCCAAGAAAACTCTGTAGCTTGATGCGTAATCTCGTCAAAGCCAATCCAACTATATGCTTGTCCTTGGTAACGATACACATCTGCGTCACGTTCCAAGAATCCAAATTCTATTTTAGCTCCAGACGGAAAGTTCCAGAGCTTTTCTACTTCTTTATACTTACAACCGGGGAAGGCTTTCGGGTAGAGTTCACGAGATTTATCAATTAGCTCGCGTAACTCTGGCATAGAGCGCCGCAGGATTAATGCCCTATGCGCTGCCCGATGAGCAAAGCGAAGAGGATCAACCAACATCGCATAGCTCTTACCTCCACCAGCCGCACCCCCGTATAAAACATCGGTCTCAGAAGCTGCGAGAAAGTCTGTTTGTGGGCCATTGTTGGGCCTAAATATGACATTCTCTTCTGCGACGGTCTTTAGCGCTTTGGGTAAATCTTCAGTAGTTGTTGTTATTTTACCTTCAGACTCTACCTCAGTACCCTCTAGTTTTTGTAGTGTTTTTTTAGAGGTGCTATAAGACTTCTCATAGTTTTTAAGTTTGGTGCGTACCTGCGCTAACTTTTTCTGCTTGCTCTTTACTTCTTGACGAGCTTTTATTCTTGCTTTAGTTTCAGAGTGGTAGTTATAACCACGACCTTTAGAGCCTTTTGGCCTTCCGGGTTTTCGTTTAGGTGTTCCATCTTGTTTTAAAATGAACTCACCGTTATCATCTTTTAAATAACTGTCAGGGTTTTCGTCCCAATCATTCATACTTGTCTGCTATCTTTTTTAAACCAGTGTGAGATATTGGACGACCTGTATCGTATTCCAGCCATGTTGCACCCTCACGTAAAGATAAAACTTTATTTTTTACGAGCGGTACGATCTTATTAAGAGCTTTTAGTTCTTCTTCTATTTCTTCTAGGTGTACGCCATCCTCTTGCAGCTTATACCCAAAAGGAATAGTACTGCTATTCCGTCTCTTCATATTCTGCGTCTATAACAAGCTCTTGTTTAGCAGGTAATATAAAAAGACCATTATTACCTTCTACATTAACATTCAATGTGTCCGTCTTTGATAGGCCAACACGGTCTAGAAGTGTCTGTGCGGCCTGTAAACGGACATTAGCCTGTGGGATAGGGTTATCACTCTCCATAACCTCAACAAGCTTTAGAGCGGCTCTAGGGGCGCTTTGGGCTAATATGTTTTCAGCTAGTTCTATTATTTCTTTTTTTAAGCCTTTAACTACGGAAACATAAGAGCCTTCCGCGTACCCCGCAAGCTCTGCTGCTTTTTTTGGATCACCATTGCATGACATTAAACTGTCAAGAAAAGTCTTTTGTTTTATAGTAAGTTCTTTGTTCATAATTATAAATTATATACCTGATTTACAGTTTTGTCAAGCGGTAATATGTCACAACGGTATTGACAGATCTAAATTTCATGGCTATAATAGATTATGTAGCCCAGCCGGGCATACATGTCTGTATACCCGCCTTTAAAGCTCTTTGAAGTGCCGCCCCAAACTGGTTGACATTGAAAACCTTCTAAGTTGTGCGACCATGAGTATATATATAGGGGTGGGGGCATGGCCACCTGCCCGCCTATAAAGTTTTCCTTAGAAAACTTCAAAGACTCGAAAGCCTCCAAAGCCCACGTAAAATTTTCTTAAGAAAATTCAGAAGCCTTCCAAGGTTTACAAGATCTGTAAGATCTTGTAAGTCTTCAGAGCTTGGTTTCCAGCTTCAAAGTTTTTAAAAAACTTCTAAGAAGTTTTAGAAAAACTCAACAAACTATAAATATCTCAGTAAGTTAACAAGTAAACCATTGGGGTTACCTAGAAGATCTTAGAATCTGAAAAAGGCGACTCAGCCCTTGACGTCTTTTAAACCCCCCTCACTTGTGAGGGGTTTAAAAGACTTACAAGGGCTGCCTCAACCCAAAAGGCTGGCTGGCTTGGCTGGCCTGCAAAATTCAACCACTTGGAGATTTACTATGAGTAAATTTGATTACAGTTCCATCGACGGTAACCGCCCAGCAACTGCAAAGCAGTTAAACGGGGTTGCCTCCCGATTCACCCAGCTGTACCTCGCAAAGAATCCTGAGAAGGATTCTTACATGAGCTTCCGGATGTTCCAAGCTATCCTGCTCAACAAGTATTCGGAAACGAATACTCAGATGACTCACGCTGAAGTACAGAAGTACTTCAAGGCCAAGTCAATTCCGAAGGACATCGTGGCCAAGATCAAGACCAAGCCTACGGCTTCAACGCCCACGAAAGCTAAGTCGCCTGCTAAGTCTTCGAAGAAGACTGACCTTGAGAAGACTGTCGCGGCTCAGGCCAAGCAGATCGAAGATCTGACGCAGGCGGTTAATATCCTGCTCACCAAGCTCCAGTAATTTATTACTGGCTTCACATGCCCCGCCTCGTGCGGGGTTTTTACTTTCTGGGGATAACAAAACATGTACACGCCCGATATAATTAATTTTCTTATGATATGCTGTATTACATTCTTAATACTAACTTGGTGGAGTCGAAGACAATGAAAGAGATTACAGTTCAAATTAAAACTGTGTATGGCAACGAAGTTATCTATCCAGTGTGTAGTGATGCTAAGTTGTTTGCAGAGTTAGCTGGAACTAAGACGCTAACGAAGCAGGCCATATACACAATCAAGAACCTAGGTTATGTCGTAACTGTGGAGGTGCCAGAATATGAACTCTAGATATTCCTCAAAGGAATGGAAGATGCTTGAACGCATTCAGAATGCAAACCCTGAAGTAGATATATTAACTATCACGGCCTT